GATGGACAAGGCCGTAGGTAAGAAAAAATCGAGGTCGAAGGTCTGGGGAAGGCCTGTTGATTACAACCCAGAGATGACATGGACGCGCTCGGCCCCGACAAAGGAAGAATGCGAGGGTAGGAAGATGACCCCGGTACAGAGGGAAATTTACATTTTGATAGATGAGTTCTGGCGGCGTTTTGGGTTTGGACCGACGTACCGTGAGCTGGAGCAATTGAGAGGCGTGAGGGGTTTGGGCAACGTGAAGCGAGTGATAGATACGCTGGTCAAGTTGGGTGTTGTGAAGCGGATAGCCGGGATGGAGAGAAGTGTTCGGCCTTGTTACCTTCCCTTTAAGCGCGGTGAGTTTGAGTGATGGGCGCGTGGCGTGAATATGAATGACCAACAGTTGGAGTTGCTATGACTGATCTGGCCTCGCTGATTTCCAAGCTACCAGAGCACGAACAGCAGAAGTTGCTGTCTCAGGTCAGTGCCTATAAAGAAGCGGTTGAGCGCGAGAAGGCACAGGCTGACTTCATGGCTTTCGTGAAGATGATGTGGCCTTCGTTCATCCACGGTCGGCACCATGCTTTGATGGCTAAAGAGCTTGAAGCCATTGCCAATGGAAAGAATAAAAGATTGATTATTGCCCTTCCTCCTCGGCACACGAAGAGTCAGTTTGCCTCTTATTTATTTCCGGCATGGTTTCTAGGCAAATATCCAGACAAGAAAATTATTCAGGCTTCCAATACGGCTGAACTTGCTGTCGGATTTGGCCGGAATGTCAGAAATCTGGTTGGGTCGGATATTTACAAGAAAGTGTTTCCTGGGGTTGATCTTAAATCCGATAGTAAAGCGGCTGGCCGATGGAGCACGAATCACAGCGGCGAATATTTCGCAGTTGGGGTGGGCGGAACAATGACCGGAAAGGGCGCCGATTGCGTATATTTTTTGTCTAGTGTACTGACCAATAAAGGGAATTTGTTGGCATATCAAGTGCAAGTGGGCGACATGGTCTGGACTGAGCAAGGTTTCAAGTCAGTAGTTGCGAAGATGCAGACCGTCCATGAGGATACGCACGTCATTGATGGCGAGTTGAGGGTGTCTGCAAACCATCCAATTTTTGTGTTTGGCAAAGGATGGGTCTTGGCTAAAGACATTTGCGAAGGCGACGCACTTTACACCTTGAGCTGGTTTGATAGTATACGAGTCGTCTATCACTCGTTGCTACGCCATGCCCAACCAATACTCAAAAAACAACCCTCACTACTCCGCGCACTCTCGCGTTTATCTAATTTGGGCCGGGATGCGGCAAAGGTGCTTAAATCCAAGCGCGCCAAATTACGCGAACTATGGAGGTCGGGGCATCAAAGTGTGCGAACGATGGGCTACGTCCAGAGCCTTCATCGACGACATGGGGCATCCTCCGTCGCCATCGCATACGCTGGACAGAATAGACCCGAACGGGAACTACTCTCCAGAGAACTGCAGATGGGCGGATATACATACACAGCAAAACAACAAGAGAAGCTGCGTAAGGATTACCGCGTTTGGGGAGACGCTGACATTGGCACAGTGGGCGCGCAAAACGGGCTTATCCAGGGATCAGATCAAATATCGCATCGAGCAGATGGGTATGCCACCAGAGGAAGCATTGACTGCCCCTCGCATGAGTTGGACACAAAGAAAGGTTATCAAGAAAGCCTTGGATGGCTCCGTAATTTGTATGTACGAATCATTGGCGGCAGCACGCAAAGATCATCAAAACTCGGCAAGCATTTGGAACGCTTTAAGTGGAAAATCCAAAACTGCTTTGGGATTCCGCTGGGAGTACGCCGAGTAATTACCAAGCAGGTTGAACCCAAAAAATTTGAGCAGTTCATCAACTTCACAGTTGCTGACACGCATACGTTTTTATGCCATAATCGTTTAACGCACAACTGTCTTATCATAGATGACCCACACAGTGAGGCCGAGGCCAAGCTCGCGCAGGGTGATCCTACGGTATTTGATGGTGTGTACGAGTGGTATACGTCAGGGCCGCGTCAGCGCCTACAGCCTAATGGCAGCATAGTAATAGTGGCTACACGCTGGTCGGACAAGGATTTGACTGGCAAAGTTCTCCGCAACTCCAGGCACGAAGACGAGTGGAAGGTCATTGAACTTCCAGCCATTCTTCCGTCCGGCAATCCATTATGGCCTGAATTTTGGAGTCTTGAGGAACTGTTGGCCCTTAAGGAAGAGCTCCCGGCTTATAAGTGGAACGCGCAGTACCAACAAACTCCGACTGGTGAAGCAGGGGCTATCGTCAAGCGCGAGTGGTGGCGAATCTGGGAGGGGAATAATCCCCCCAAGTGCGAGTTTATTATTCAGTCATGGGACACGGCTTTTACTAAAGGTGAAAGGTCGGACTATTCCGCTTGTACAACTTGGGGCATATTCAATCTTAACGAGGACCCCAATGATGTAAATATCATCCTGCTGGATGCCTTTAAGGAAAAATGGGAGTTCCCAGAGCTAAAGCAAGCGGCATTTAAGACATGGAAAGAGTGGGAGCCGGATGCTTTTGTGATTGAAGCAAAGGCAGCAGGTGCGCCGCTTGTTTTTGAGCTGCGAAGGATGGGGATACCGGTTAGTGAATATACGCCGTCTCGTGGTAATGATAAGTTCGCGCGATTGAATTCTGTTACAGACCTGTTTGCCTCGGGTAAAGTATGGGCACCCGATGCAAGATGGGCGGACGAGGTTATTGAGGAAATGGCGAGATTTCCAAACGCAGAGCATGATGACTTACTGGATAGTTCTGTGCAGGCGTTGATACGGTTTAGGCAGGGTGGGTTTTTGAGATTGCAAACTGACGAGCCGGAAGAAGAACATGGCTGGCGTCGTAAAAAAGCCTATTATTGAGGTGATGAATGGCTACGAATTTTGATAGAGCATTGTATAGCGAAGTGCCGCCGTTGAATTTGGCTGAAGATTCTCCGGATATTGAAGTTGAGGTGGTAAACCCAGAATCAATGACCATAGGAGTGGATGGCCTTGAGATTGATTTTTCTCCAAAAGAAGAAACGGCGGATGATTTTGATGCAAACTTGGCTGAATACATGGGCGAAGGTGAGCTTCAAAGTATTGCTAGTGATCTTGTTGCTTTTGTTGATTCTGATATAACAAGCCGGAAAGATTGGTCGGAAACATTTGTTAAAGGCCTTGAAGTATTGGGGATGAAGTATGAAGATCGTACAGAGCCTTGGAACGGGGCGTGTGGTGTGTTTTCTACTGTGCTCACCGAAGCGGCCATTCGTTTCCAAAGCGAATGTATTACAGAGACATTCCCCGCTGCCGGTCCTGTTAAAACCAACATTATTGGTGAAATAACGCAACAAAAGACAGAAGCATCAGAGCGTGTCAAAGATGACATGAACTATCAGCTTACAGAGGTAATGCAGGAGTACCGCCCAGAACATGAGCGTGCATTGCTAAATCTTGGCTTGTCAGGTTCGGCGTTCAAGAAGGTTTATTTTGACCCGTCTCTGCAGCGCCAAGTGTCCATGTTTATTCCAGCCGAAGACATTATCATGCCATACGGTTCGTCTGGCGTGGTGTCGGCAGAGCGCGTTACGCATTTAATGCGTAAAACCAAGAATGACGTAAAAAAGCTTCAAGTTGCCGGATTTTATAGAGACATTGACTTGGGTGATCCAATTCAAATTCCGACTGATGTAGAGAAGAAAAAGGCGGAAGAGGAAGGGTACTCGATCACAGATGACGAGCGATACCAAATTCTTGAGATTCACGCCGATTATGATTTGCCCGGATATGAACACGAAGACGGTATTGCGTTGCCTTACATCATCACCATTGACCGTGGCACCAATAAGGTTCTTGCCGTGCGACGTAACTGGTACGAAAACGATCCCACATACGGCAAGCGACAGCACTTTGTCCAATACACCTACATCCCTGGATTTGGAGCCTATGGATTTGGCTTGATCCACCTGATTGGCGGGTATGCGCGCGCAGGCACCATGCTTATCCGGCAACTTATTGATGCTGGCTCATTGTCCAATTTGCCCGGTGGCTTGAAATCCAGAGGATTGCGAGTAAAGGGCGATGACACGCCGATCGCACCGGGTGAGTTCCGAGATGTTGATGTGCCCTCCGGCAGCATCCGCGACAACATCATGCCGTTGCCATACAAAGAGCCAAGCCAGGTTCTAATGGCACTTTTGGGGAATATCACAGAAGAAGCCCGACGTTTGGGGGCAATTTCCGACATGAAGATCAGCGATATGTCGGCAAATGCGCCCGTTGGCACGACCCTGGCCTTGTTGGAGCGTCAGCTTAAGACCATGAGCGCGGTACAGGCCCGTGTTCATTTCTCAATGAAGCAGGAATTTAAGCTGCTCAAAGAGATTATTCGTGACTACACCCCTAGTCAATACGAATATACGCCTGAAAAAGCGGATAGAAAGGCCAAAAGAGAGGATTATGACCTGGTAGAAGTTATTCCAGTCAGCGATCCTAATAGCTCTACGATGGCCCAACGCATTATGCAGTACCAAGCGGCCATTCAACTAGCCCAAGGCGCACCGCAGATTTACGATTTGCCACAATTGCATCGACAAATGCTTGACGTATTAGGCATTAAAAACGCCGATAAGCTGGTTCCTCTGGCCGATGACATGAAGCCGCGCGATCCGATCAGCGAAAACATGGCTTTTTTGTCCGGGAAGCCTACAAAAGCCTTCATTTATCAAGATCACGACGCGCATATTGCCTGCCATATGTCGATGATGCAGGACCCAGTTCTGATGGCCCAGATTGGGCAGTCTCCGATGGCTCAGCAGATGCAGTCCGCGATTATGTCGCATGTGGCAGAGCACTTGGCTTTCCTTTATCGCAAGAAAGTCGAAGAACAATTGGGCGTTCCAATGCCCAAGCCCAATGAAGACCTGCCAGAAGATATTGAAGTGCAATTGTCTCGTCTGGTAGCACAGGCTTCTACGCAAGTTTTAGCGCAGAGCAAGGGGCAGGCAGCGCAGCAACAGGCGCAACAACAGGCACAGGACCCAATGTTTCAGCTTCAACAAGCGGAAATGCAGGTCAAGGCGCAAGAATTGCAACGAAAGGCGCAAAAAGACGCACAAGATGCTCGTTTGGCGCAAGGAAGATTGGCGCTGGAGCAACAAAGAGTCAGCAATCAAGCGGAAGCGGAAAGGCTGCGAATCGCGCTACAAGCCCAGCAGCAGCAAGATGAGCAGGTGCGTGATTTTGTAGATCGTGTAACTAACATTCAGAACGGGCAATAACAGACAAGAATGGAAGAAAAGGTATTAATGCTTCTGGCCTCTAAAATAAAAGAGAGGCAAACACAGCTCATCGAATCATTAGCGGATGGTGGGTCGAAAGACTTTTCCGAATACCGCTATACGTGCGGAACGATCCGAGGTCTTACGTTCGCGCGGCAAGAAATTGAAGACCTCGTGCGAAATCTAAGGAAATATGAGAATGAGTGAGCTGTTAATCAGTGATGGTCAAATAGAAACGGTGCTCCCGGAAACTGCAGAAGCTAAAGCCAAGCAAATGCCCGACCCCGTGACATATCACTTGCTTTGTGCCTTGCCTGAAGCGGAAGAACAGTATGAAAGCGGTATCGTAAAATCGGCGCAAGTAATGCAGTTTGAAGAAGTTCTCTCGCCTGTTTTGTTTGTTGTAAAAATTGGCCCAGATGCTTATCAAGATAAAGCCCGATTTCCAAACGGCCCTTCTTGCAAGGTAGGGGATTTTGTTCTTGTGCGCCCCAATACGGGCACGCGCATGAAGATTCACGGCCAGGAATTTCGGATTATCAACGATGACTCGGTGGAAGCGGTTGTGCAAGACCCGCGCGGCATCCGGAGGGCGTAATTATGAGCGAAGATAAAATTGAGTTTGAAATTCAAGACGAATCAAAAGCAGAGGTAAAAGCAGAACCCGAGCTTGAGATCGTCGATGACACGCCAGAGCAAGATCGCAACCGAAAGCCTATGGAGGTGCCCCCCAAGGAATTTACGGACGACGAAATTGCTTCGTATAACGAAGGCGTTCAAAAGCGCATTAAACACTTCACTAAGGGATATCACGAAGAACGTCGAGCAAAGGAATCTGCTCTGCGCGAACGCGAAGAAGCTTTGAAGTTGGCGCAATCTATTATTGAGGAAAACAAGCGCCTCAAAGATACAGTCAATAAAAATCAAGAAGCACTGTTAGAGCAAGCGAAACGATCAACGGCAGCAGAGTTGGAAAAAGCCAAAGATGATTTTCGCAAAGCCTATGATATGGGCGATTCCGAGGCATTAACTGCCGCACAGGAAAATCTCACAGCGGCTAAAATTAAAGCAGATAGAGTTGCTAATTTTAAGTTGCCCTCTTTACAAGAGGATGAACCTAAGTTACAACATCAAGCATCAGCGCCTAAACCCCCGAGCGATCCTCGGGCGGATAAATGGCGCGAGAATAATGCGTGGTTTGGTCAAGATCGTCGAATGACTGCTTATGCCTTGTCCCTCCACGATGAACTTACTACGGCAGAGCAAATTGATCCTGCTAGCGATGAATACTATCGGCGTATCGACTCGGAAATGCGAGAGCGATTCCCCGAGAAGTTTGATTCGGATGCGCCTTCTCCGAAGAAATCCACAGTAGTAGCACCTGCTACGAGAAGCACAGCGTCCAAAAAGATCGTGCTGACTCAAACACAGGTCAATATCGCCCGGAGGCTAGGTCTTTCCCCGGAAGCCTATGCCAAAGAGGTTGCGAAACTTAATAGAGGAAATGTTTGATGGACAAGCAAGTTAGAACACCGCGTGATTTGGAACAACGAGTTGTAGCGGAACGCCCAAAAGCATGGCGCCCCCCGCAACAATTGCCTGACCCCAATCCAGAGCTAGGTTATTCGTTCCGATGGATTCGTGTTGCAATGCTTGGAGCAGATGATCCAAAAAACATTTCTACCAGTCTTGGCGAAGGTTGGGAGCCGGTCAAGGCATCCGATCATCCGGAAATTCGGCTGTTTAATTCGGGCAACAATCGTTTCCCTGACAGCATTGAAATCGGTGGTCTGTTGTTGTGCAAGATTCCAACCGAATTTATGGAGCAACGGAATAGGTTTTTTGAACAAAAAACTGAAGCTGATGCTCGCGCCGTTGACAGCAACTTTATGCGTGAGAACGATCCACGGATGCCCGTTTTCAGAAATCGGGATTCGCGGACGTTGCCCTACAAGTAACCAATTTTAGGAGCGAAACATGGCTTATCCGACCGTTTCTGCCCCGTATGGTCTTACCCCCGTCAATCGTATTGACGGCTTGGCCTACGCGGGTCAAACCCGGCAGATTCCGATTGCTGCTGGCTATGCCACAGCAATTTTTAATGGCGACACAGTGAAGCTCGACACAACGGGCTATCTGGTTGCTGATACAGGCACCAACAACGCCACTCCGGTGGGCGTGCTTGTGGGCTGTCAGTATGTCA